AACTCAAGCACGCCATTGGAAAACCGCTCAAGCGCTGGTGCCGCGACAACCGCAAGCGTATTGCCAAGGCCAGAGAATGCCGTGCCAAGCCGTGCGACCGCATCATTCGCCCGCTCGATCTGCGCCGCGTCTGTCTCGGAAACCGCAATGCCGAACCGGCGCTGAAATTCCTCTGCGTTCTTGATCTTGTCGCCATAGCCATCAAGCATGTTGATGACGTCCCGGCCCGATCTGCCGAATACCTCCATTGCCGTGGCAGTGCGAAGCGCCGGATCTTCAATGCGGCTCAATCGTTCCGCGATCAACTCAAACTGCTTGTCAGGTTCAAGGTTTTGCAGATCGCGGATTGTCAGGCCAAGACCGTCAAACGCCCGCGTCGCCGTTGCAGAGCCGCGCTCCAGCTCGACAATCTGCCGCTGCATCAGGCCAAGCGAGTTTGAAAGCTGCGTAGATGAAACGCCAGCTTCGCCCGCGACCATGCTCATCGCTTGCAGGGCCGAAGTTGTCAGGCCAAGGGAACGCGCCTGCTTTGTGGTCGCGTCAATGTTTGAGAGGCTGGCGCGGGTCATTGCGGCCATTGCGCCGACAACCGCCGTGGCCGCACCCGCAACGCCTACCGCCCAGCGTTTCGCTACCTGCGCCGATCTGTTGGTGTCTTTGTCAAAGCCCTTGACGGACTGGCCCGCAGACCGCATGCCCCGCTGTAGCGGCTCAATATCCGCGCCAACGCGAACAGCAATGTCACCGATGTTTGTGGACATGGATCACCCTAGCAGCGCATAGAGGGCTTCATAATCAACCCCCTCATTTTTGAAGATTTTGGGACATTTGGCGCGAACCAAAAACCAGAAGTCATTGGGGGTCAGTGAGTAAAATTCACTTGGCAGCAACCCCAGATCACCCACCGCGAATATGTACAACTCGCGGAAAACCCCTATTCCGCTTGGGCGTCCGGGTTGGCCTTTCCCGTATCAGCCAACTCCAACGGCGCAGGCGGGATCATGATTGTTTCCAGCCCCTTGATGAACCCGAAAATATCTTCCAGCAAATCGCCGCCGCTACCGTGAATGATGGCTTGCCGCACGTCCTGCAAGTCCACCTTGGCCCCGGCATAGATCAGGGCGTGGTGATACGCCATTGCCAGCATGTTGAGGTTCATGCTCGCCGGGTCGGCAAGCCGCTGCCAAGCGTTGCGCCCGCCGAATGTCATCATGTCCTCAAGTTCAACCCCAAGGCGGATGACCTTATTCGGCGGGATAGTGTAGTCCTGCCCGCGAAACGTCAGGATTATTGGCTCGCTCATGGGGCCTCCGTCACTGCGCCGCTGCTGGATAGCGTAGCAGAGAATGTTACCGCGTCATTGTAAACGCCGGTGTATTCGATGCTCTCAAGGAAGAAATCACCCGTTGCGGTTGGCCCGTCAAGATATTCAATCGTAACGCCGGTCAACATGCAGCTTGTGCCGCTCATCGCGGTCTCGCGCAGGCTGTCATCCTTGGTGATGCCGTCGAAAGAGATTGACACACTCTTTTCGCCGGGAATGGCAAGCGCTTTCAGCCAGCCGGAATCGTCGTCAGACGTGATGTCGACCCGCGTGTTGTTGATGCCGACAGTTTTGTTGCGGATGCCCGTTGCGATAACCGTGGCCCCGTCTTTGATAAGGAACTCGCGCCCCACATTTGCAGCCATGACAGGCTCCTTTTAGATTGAAGTGAAGGTTTCGCCCTGACCACTCAGAGCGTGTCGAGAAGAACCCGGTATTCAGAGACACCGTGCCGGGTCTTGCCGTCTGGATCGCGCAGCTTGATATCCTGCACGAAATCACATGAAACAAAGTGCCAGCCCGAAACGGCCAGCACCTGCCTATCAAGCGCGCCGAATATCAGCGCCTGCATGTCGTTTATTTCCTTGAAGCCTGCATATTCTGACCACGTGTGGATCTGCACGAGCGCATTCGTGCCTGTGCTGTCATCCGTTCCCATTTCGGTGATGGTGTCCTGCCCGATCACAGCGAAAGGATAAGCCGTCCCTTGCGGCACCTCGTCAAATACCTTGCCGGTCAGCCCCGCGACAGCGTTTAGCTTTACGAAGATGGCGGTTTGCAGCGGGCCGGATGCGCTCATCAGCCCTTCGCCCTTGCACGCGCCAGCGCTCTTTCAAACGCCTTGCCGAATTTCTCTTTCATGACCTGATCTTTCGTCGCGTTGTGCCGCTCTTTGGCTGGCGTCACGAAGGGCTGCGCCGCCATTTTGACCGTCCCGTATTCCAGAAAGCGCCAGAAGAACGCCTCCTTCGTGAAGTGGACCACGGACATGGGCTTGTCAGGTGGCGACCTGCGCCGCCTTGCCTTGACGCCCTTGCGCAGCCGCTTCTTTTCCCCAATCGGCGCGTTTTGCGCTACGTCCTTGCGCACTTCCGTTGCGATGCCCTGAATAGTCGCGCGCATGATGTTACGCGCATGGCGCGGCGCAATCTGTTCAAGCAGCTTGCCGATTTCATCCGTGCCGGTGATTTCCATCTTCACAGCGCAACACCCCGTTGCACATCGACCTCAAGATATAGCGACCGGCCCCGAGGCAGCAGCCCGCGCACGTTGAAATCCTCGCCGTTCCAGCGCACCGTATCGTCAGCCTTGATATCCACAGGAACACGCAGAACGCAGAGATACACCGCGCCTTCCGTAACCTGTCCGCGCTCATAGCCTTCCTTGGCGCTTCGTGGCCTCATGTGCGCCCATCTTTCGGCGACAGGTGCCAGCGTCACCGCAAACCCACCTTGCCCGTCAGCAACGCGCGTTGGGCGCAGGATGGTCACGCGCTGGTCAAGTTCGCCGGGTCTATACATATCAAACCCGCCGCCAGCGCAGCGCCGAAATCAGAGCATTTGCGGCCATTGGCAATTCGCTTGGCGATGGGCCGACAATCACGGCCTGCCTGTTTTCATACCAGTTGCCGACAATCAGCTTGATCAGCGATTGCGCAGCCGAAAGGCGCTCAGATGACAGCCCATAAACAGCGGTGATTGTCACAGCTTGCCCGTCTCCGGCGTCGGAAACTGTCACACACTGGCCCTTTGCTGTCCGGGCAACATCCACAGACAGCGCATCGCCACCGCTCTCAGCGGCGATATTTGAGGCATCAGGGAATGGCAGCAAGTGCGGCCCCGGTCCCGTTACGTCAACCGCCCATGTCTGGGGCATGATGCACCGGCCAAGAACGCCGCCCCATGCATCCAGAAACGCCACAGCGCCCGCCTGCGTTTCCTCGATCAGCGCGTCCTCGTGCCCATGCTCGACGCGAAGATGCAACTTCATCGCGGCCAGCGTGACCGGCAAGGCATCGGGGGCTGTGACAAGGTAAGGCGTCATTTCTTCGCGCGACCTTTGGGCTTATCGGCTTCTAGCGCGCCAAGTTCACGCGCTGCCGACTCCAGTTCGGGCGGGCAATCGTCCCCCGGCGCAAACTCCCGACCGTAGATTTCGCCATTCGGCACGCCACGAAACGGCTTTGCAAACTTTGCCATCATTCCACCTTTCATCTGCATAGGATGGGGGCCAGTCGCCCAGCCCCACACCAATGAAGATTAAGCCGCTACGTTGAGCGCCTTGAGGGCTTCGGGGTTCAGCAAGCCGCCGCCCACACGCTTGGTCGTGTAGAACTGGACGTAAGGCTTGTTGGTGTAGGGGTCGCGCAGCAAGCGCGTGCCTACACTGTCAACAATCAGATAGCCCTGATTGAAGTCACCGAACACAATCGGCTTCGCGCCCGCCTCAATATTCGGCATTGCGGGAACCTCGGTCATGCCATACCCCAGAAGGGTCGCAGGAACGCCCGCCTGATAGGACGGCTGCCAGATATAGTTCCCTTCGCCATCTTGCAGCTTCCGAACAGCGGTCATGCTCAACCGGTTCATGATAAACCGAGCATTGCCAGTGAAGGCGGATGGAAGCGCGCCAACCAACTCAATCAGCCCGTCAGTTGTTAGCGCCGCCGCCGCGCCCGAATTGGTCGCAAGGACCGCGCCGAACGGATGCGCCGCAGCATTCGCGCCGCCGGTGATGTAGGTCAGCACACCATTGGGGCGGTTGTTCGCGCCAGTGCCGGAAACAAAGGCCAGATTTTCCTGAAACGCAAACTCGGTTTGCACTTCACCGGCGAGCCATGCCTCCAGATTGACCAGCGCATCATCAAGAAGCTGCTGCGTTGCCGCCGGGTTGGCGTAGATTTCACCAACACGATAGGCCAGCGACCCGAAAGTAGCCGTGTCAGTCGCAGGGCGCGCAGCCGTTTCACCGACCCAGCCCGACGATGTGCCGCGCAGGTTGAACAGCTTGGAAAAGCTGCCGGTGCTGATCGTCTGCACTTGGCAAATCTGCCGCATGGGCGAGACTTCAATCAGCTTGTCAGTGATCGTGCGATCCCATTCGGTCGGCGCAACATAGCCGCCCTCTGCGTCCGCGCCCTTATTCAAAGACGCCTGAATATCGCCCTTGCGCACGTGCATCGCAAATGCCTGGGTGTATTCTGGGTCGCGCACGATGCCGCCTGTGCCGCCGCTCATTTGGGCGGATGCCATCTTGGCGTTGACCTCATCAAGAGCGGCCTGCAAATCGCCAACAGTGGCGTTTACTTTGTCCAGCTTGTCGCGCGTTACCACGTCATCAAACTTGGCCTCGACGCCCTTGATCTGCTCTGCGTGCGCATCCTTGAAGGATGCAAACGCCTTTTGCAGTTGGTTGACGATTTCAGTAGGGTTACTCGCGTCCGCGCGTGCGAACATAATCCCGCGAGCGGGGGTTTTCAGTCCAGCCATTGGTTTTCTCCTAGGCTTTGAGGGTTTCAATCAGGCGCATCATTGCGTCTGCGTCAAAGCCAGCGTTATGCGTGGCTGTTCCGGCAGCGTTAAGCGTGCCAGCCGCTTCCCTGAGAAGTTGACGCCGCTCGACACGCGGCATACCTGACTTCGCAAGGGTTGCATGGAGTGTGGCGAGGGCTTTTCTTTGGCCCGCGTCCGGTTCATCATCGTAATCAGGGGCGTCGAATGTGGCGTCCGCAAAGCCAGTCTCGACAGCTTTTTCTGCACGAAACCATGTTTCCGCACCCATCATCGCTTCAATATCTTCCGGCTTTTGCCCGGTGCGCGCGGCGTAAATCTCGGCCATAGCGCCATCAAATTCCGCAAACACACCCGCCGCCTCGCGCATGTCATGCTGGTTGCCCATGACCATACCCCAAGAGTTATGGATCATCATCAGCGTGCCGATGCCCATTTCAATCCGGTCGCCAGCCATTGCGATGATTGACGCCGCCGAAGCCGCAACGCCCATAACGCGCACAGTGACCTCTGCCGGGTGTTCGCGCAGCAAGTTGTAGATCGCCAGACCCTCGAACATATCGCCGCCGGGGCTGTTCAGATTAACCGTGACCGGCCCGCGCCCAATCGCACGAAGAACACCAGCAACCCGGCGCGCGGTCATCCCGCCACCCTCCGACATATCCTCGCCGATCACATCATAAACTGAAATGACATTGCGATCAGCCTCAGCCGCGCGCGGTTGCCACTTGTCAAGCGCCTCTGCTGGTGCATCGGCCTGATAAGATTGCGGGCGCGTAAACGCCTTTGCTTTAGGTAGCTTGCGAAGTGTCATTTTGTTCTCCTGCTGCGACTAGGCCGCTGCCTTCTGGGTGCGAGCCAAGCCCGACATGATCCCGCGCCTCGTTAACTTCCATCCAAGGGCGATGACCGCCCGAGCCAAGCGCGCGAGCCAGAAATTCGCCTTGATCCTTCAACGTGCCGCGCAACAACTCCCGCTCGTCAAAGTCGGGAAAGAATGCGCCGCGCTCCGACATGGGCAGAAGCGCCCGCGTCAATCCCTGCTCCCACACAGAAAACCACGGTGCCAATCCGAACCGGACGAACAGCATTGCAAGCTGCTCGATCCCGCTGCCCCATGATGTGTCATCCATGAACATCAGCGGGCGAGGGACGCCGAACACGCGCCCGATCTTTTCCGTCAACTGCCCACCCATCTCAAACATTTGCGCGCTCTGCGCTGTCGCGGGCGGAAACTCGCGCTTCATGCCTTCCTCAAGGACAATCGTGCGGCCCGCATTCCCCGCGCCTGAGTAGCTATCAAGCGATGCCTTGAGCCTTGTCGCGGCCTCGGGCGATAGCTTGTCGGGATGCGTGAAGGCTATCCCTGCGATGACGCCATTTCGGTAAAGACTGTTTGCCGCAAGCTGCTGCTGCGTGGCGGTCTGGATTATGTTTCCGGCCTTCTTGATGCGCGAAACGCCCTTTTCAGCGTCAATCGAAAAGCCGCGAAGATGCAGCATGTCTTTCGGCTCAAGCGTCATTGCCTCAGATCGATGCGTGACGATGCGATACCGCACCGGAAACATGCCGCCGTCCGTTTCAATGCTGACCTGTCGCGGGTCAACCGGGATAAGCGCCGTCACACGCCCGAGGGACCGGACAATTCGCGCATATGCGTTGCCATGCAGAAGCAACCAGCCCTGCATGAGCTGCTTGAACTCGTGCGAAGTCTGCCAAGGATTCGGCTGATAACGCAGAAGCCCATAAAGCGGGTGATCCGTCGCGTCCTCAATCCGGCCCGTTGCCTCGTTTTTGCGCTTCATTTCCAGAGGCAGCATTGCGATTGAACCGGCGACCAGATCGCATGCGCGCAAAACTGCGTCATTCTCTAGCGCTGTCTCGACAGAACTTTCCGCCGATCCCTGCCTCACAAACTCATAGAATGCGGGCGAATCCAGAGCCATTTGCGCCTTGGGCTTTTCGCGCCTGAACAGGTTTAATATCCCCATATCAGA